AGCGACTGTAGCTCCTGTATCCCCTGTAGCTCCTGTAGCTCCTGTAGCCCCTGTAACCCCTGTAGCTCCTGTAGCTCTTGTAGAGGCCCCTGTAGCCCCTGTAGCCCCTGCAGCCCCTGCGGCTAAACGTGTTATTCCTGGTATGCCTTTTATGCCTTCGGTAAACCCTGTAAATACAAGTGTTCTATCAACGCCATCTTCAATGACACCTGCACTTGCAAGTCAATCAGTTGCTCAGCGGAATGAAGCTGCAAGGGCAGCTGCCGCTGCTCTTGTAGCAAATTTTAAGCCAAGGCGCTTTTAATTATGGATGTGTAAAGATTAAGACATATGCATATTCGAATCCAGCACTTAATAAATCAACATATCCAGTATAATTCCAACCAGTTGTCTGCGCAAGATGAACAATCTCCTTTATATCACGCATATTCAAGGTGTGACGCTGTCTTCTCACGGACTTATCCTTAAAACGAAATACTTCACGAAATTCTGCAATTGGATCTTGTAGATCGAACTCGGCTTCGTAAGAAAACTTATCAAACTCTACCTTACTCTTAGTAACACGCTCCTTGGAATATTTCTGAATTGTTGTTCCAACAAAGGGAGATGCAGCTTCTAATAACGGATCAAACTTATACTTATTCACCACCTCAATGGCTAACTGACCACCAGGTCGAATCCAGTGAAATAAGTTTCTAAATAAGCCCGTAACATCATTTGAATAATATACAGTGAAGAATAAGAGTGCAGCATGAGAAAACTGGCCGCCTGAAAATGTATGCTGCTGATTCATATCTCCCTTTAAAAAACTTACTGATTCACGTTGTTCTTTCGTTAATTTAGCTGAAGGTAGTGTAACTGCTCTTGCCCGCCGGAGCATAGGCTCACTCTTATCAAGGCCAATTACCGAATTTACCCCCATTCGTGCAAAAAGCACCGTCGCTATTCCAGAACCACATCCACAATCCAGAATGTCCATTGTATCAGTGTTAGCCAGCTTCTTCCATTGATTTACTGTTAATGCGACCTCCTGAGGAAAACGATTCGCTAATTGCGTTAAACTATCATATACCGATACGTAAAAATCATCAAATAATTCATCATTCTCAAACCAGGTTACCATTGATTTTTCAGAATCACTCGTAGCCCCCGATTTGAACCCTTCCGTTAATCCAGATTCCTTGTATTCGTATGGTGAATCAAATACTAACCATAAATAATGTAATATACCCAATATAAGTAATGCTATAATAATCCACTGAAATCCTGTTAATCCTAATACGGCAGTCTCTTCCATATCTGTCTATTAAGTTCTTCTTTTTCTGCATGTCTTTCCTCTTAACTTTTTACTGCAATCACTTCTGTGTAGTGTTAGCGTTTTACATAAAGAAGAGTAATTACAGCGATTTAGAAATTCTAGATCGTTTTCCATCTTGCATCGTATACTCCATAGCCATTTTATTGTAGAAGAACGGGTTATCTGTTCACCTTTTCCAGAGTGTCGTATCCAGGATTCACGCCATTCCTTAAAGGGTAAAACAAGGCCAATGCTTGTCCAGAATGCATCATATAAGGGTAGGCGTTCTTCAGGACTCAAACAATTCCATTTATTCTTTTCTTCCAGGGTTGCAATTGCTTCACATGGGGGTGCGCCGGGTAAAGGAACCGATGTGCGAGCTGATTTTGAATAAGGATGTAAATCTGCAATTGAAAAGAAAAAGTCCCATCCAGGAAATTCGGTTCGCGAGCAGCCTGTGGATAAGACTTGTTTATAGTAATGGGCCACATCTTCAAATGGGGGATCGGGTGTAACTTGAAGTTTCTGATTTCTTAGCTTTGAATTTACCTCATTGTGTATTTTCCAGAGCCATAGTGTTAGTTTATCACGCGATTCTAGTGCATCATCTAAGCTATGGCGATCCATGTATTCACTGAGTGATGTTCGGCAGTATTTGCATGGTAAGACAAAGGGAAGCATCTTAAACATTTCTCTTACTGCTACTTTATCAGTACGAGGTATGTAGGCGAAGGTTATCAAATGTAATATTTTCCATCCGGAGGGTCCCCAGAAACGGGTATCCATCTATCAAATGAGCAGATTATATGCGATTTTTGCGTGATTTTCCAAGTTTAGATACATACTTCTTACGACCACCTTGTTGAGGCGGAGGTGACCCCCGCGGTACTAGAGCTGGTGAGCCTGGTGACCCTAGTGGTCCTGGCCCTGGTCCTGGCCCTGGCGCTACTAGCGCTGGTGATCCTAGTGGTGCGATTTGACTATTTGGCCTAGGAACTTGCACTAATGGAGCCACTGGGCTATTTTGCCTGCCTATCTGGCTATTTTGCCTGCCTATCTGGCTATTTTGCCGGCCTATCTGGCTATTTAGCCCAGATGATTTTTTAATTAGAACAGTAGCACTTGCTTGACCAAGAATGGAAGATTCTCCAATTACTGAAAAAATCACCTTAACATTAACAAGAGCACTTGCATTAGGATCCTTTTTCCTTGCCTCTTCTTTTAATTTCTTTAATAATTCTATTCTTACTTGCTCAATTTGTTTTTCTAAATCATTAACTCCAGAACTAACTACAGGCGTCCCTACGTAATTAAATACGCCTTTTTGAGCAGCCTTTACTAGATTTACACGATGTGCAAATACAGATCCTATGGGAATAAAATTCGGAGGATATTGTGGAATTGTAAATATTGTTATATCCATTGCTACTCTATATTAGATTATAGTCCACCACGAAGTCTGAGAACAAGGTGTAGGGTAGACTCCTTCTGAATATTGTAGTCAGCAAGAGTGCGACCATCATCTAGTTGCTTTCCAGCGAAGATAAGGCGCTGCTGGTCTGGAGCAATGCCCTCTTTATCCTGAATCTTTGCCTTCACGCCCTCAATTGTATCAGAAGACTCTACATCTAGAGTAATTGTCTTGCCGGTTAGGGTCTTCACGAAAATCTGCATCTTATACACTAAGATGTAGGTTGTCGTTTAGATGAGTGTAGTTTAATTATCGGCTCATAATTTACTCATCATACTTGTTAAATCATCAACTTCTTTAACAGCTTTATTTTCTGCATCACGCTGTTTTTTTACAAATTTAATTGCCTCCCTAAACACTTGTTTTTTATTACCATAAGCAGAATGTAATCTATCCTCTAGTGCATCAATAAGATGTGTATATTGTTCAGGAAGAATTTCACCTCCTTCATTGCTAACAAGTTTTGCATTATCGTCAATAATTAGTCCTGTAGTTTCAACTATTTCTGGGGGATCAATTTCATTAAATATAGCTACCCATTTATCGATTCCTTCCTTAGAAGCTATAGGTTTATGTTTAGTAAGTTCTTTTATTTTTTCTAATATTGTCTTGGGCATATTTTTCTTTGGTTTAATTACTGGAGGAACTGTTCTTTGTATAGTTCTAGTTTTAGTTCTAGGATAAAAAGTATTAACCCTTGTTCTTCTCCTAGTATGTCCTTTACTAGCTGGCATTGTTTCTCTTTGTGGACGAATCGTCCGTGTATATGTTTTTCTGGTGTAGGGGGTTACATATCGAGTTTTAGAGTAAACCATTAACTATTACATAGATATATTATATAGTAAACTATATAATATATGTATCTGTATCAAGGCTGTTTTACACACTTTTTTTAAAAAAGTGTTAAGCTAGGCCAAATCCGCTCATGTTCAGTGGAGCCAGGAATGGGCGCACCGTGGGCTGAGTGGCCTCTTCAGACTTGCACTTTACAACAGTAGGGGGGCACACTGCCCTTGGGCATGGAGCCGGAGTAGGGCACTTTGTAGGGGGAGGGCACTTGGTCACAGGGCATCTTGGGCGAGGGCAGGGTGGGCACTCGCCTGCATCACCCTTGCACTTGCTATTGTCTATAATTACTGGCTGGGGCTTAGGTATACTGCTCTTCAAGACATACTTGCTTAAGTCAGGAACTGGGGGGCATTCAGTCTTTAGCATGTAATTAGTCATCTCAGGCGAACTCACCTTATTACAGACTGGAATCTGGGACTTTAGAATATACTTGCTTAGATCTGGCTCCATTGTGCGCGGGCACGGGGCTACAGGGGGGCATTTAGTTGGACGAGACCCTACACAAGAACATGAAGATGCCGGCTTATTACATTCGCCACATCTTCTTTTCCTACATCCACAAGAGGGCTTGGGCATATTGCATGAATTACAGACCGGGGAATCTTCAAAACCTTCTCTATTTCTAAATCCTGTGCGTGTAATGGCAAAGCTAGCAACACCTGCTCCACCTAGAACTAGGGCAACTATTCCAACAAGTATCATATGTGTCCAAGTGAAGTTCATCACTCCTTCTAACATAATGAAATACTATTTATGTTGAGAGAGTCCATCCCTTCCAATTAGATGGAGGACAGCCACATGTGACTGGTAGACCTGGATCCATTGTTGCTGCGAGACGACCGCATATCATCTTAGAATGCCCGCGCCATGAATATGCAGGAGACATGAGTGAATCTTTCGCAATACATCCAAAATCTTCTGGATCTAGACCTCTGAGCCTTACCTGTTCACAAATAGAAGCTGCACGGGATTTCCAGTCAAAATTAGATGCCTTATTTTTACTATTAGATGCGGATCTATCATCCATTCCTGGTGTAGAACTATCGAAAGGTAGATTAACACCCATTGGGTTGTTATTATATGGGCCCCCTTGGGCCCCTGGGCCTCCTAGGCCTCCTAAGGCCCCTTGGGCCCCTGGGCCTCCTAAGGCCCCTGGATAATGTGGTGGACCTGCTGGGGCTAATGGCCTCGATTGGTTCACAGATGACATTGTTCCATTGGGGCGTAATTGCGCAGTCTGTGAAAATACTGGACCATTTGAACCATTCACATTATATCCAAGATCTACACTTACGCGAAACATACCCTTATCCTTCAGATTATTAAATACAGAAGTTGCATGTTCTTCACCAACCAGTGTAGATAATCCTTGCTCAATCGGGCTTAATTGTATTCCACTTGGTTGATTAAACACTGTATTTATATTTTTCTCTGGATCTGCAAGCCTTGGTAGAATTACATTAATATCTTCTTGGTATACTGGAATATTAGCGGGTAACATTGTCCCGTTATTTACTTTAATTATCATATCAGTTATTGCGGTATACATATCTTGTAATGCTTTTATTCTAGCTTGAACAACTGGGTCGGTTGTTCCACTTGATGATAGAATTAAGATAGCTGCATGTATACGTCTCTGAAACGCAATAAGATCTGTTAGTGTTGCTCTTGTTTTAGCTGTTCCTGATTTAACGGTTCCTGTTGGCAATGGTAAACCATCTGGACCCTCTAGACCCCCTGGCCCCCCTGGCCCCCCTGGGCCCTCTGGGCCCTCTGGGCCCCCTGGACCCCCTGGACCCCCTGCCACAAACCCTTCAGTTATAACTCCTGAAGTTTCAAATAGTCTTACCTTTCTCTGTAAGAAAGTAAGAGATCCCTCAATATTAGCAAGATCCTGTTGAGTAAGCTGAGAATCTATACCTGGATTCTTATCTAAGACACTAATCTCAGACTGTAACCTCTGACTATCAGCCCTTAACTGTGTCAGAGGAAGCTGAACTGAAGGGTCACTGGTATCAGCTAGACTTACGCCTTCAAAGACTAAGAATGAGCGCAAGTCCTCATTTATCTTCTTCATTTGCGTGAGCCCAGCAGGCAAGGTCGAAGGATCCTTATATTGATAGGAACCAGTAGATGCCATTTGCGCATAAGGACCAAAGGGTAATGCATCTAAGGTTGATGGATTTGGCATAGCATCCATTTTAATACTTGTAGGCGGAAGAAACTTTGGTATAACCGGTTCAGAAGCTGGTGAAGGCATTATATCTTTAAATCCCTCATTTGTATAGTGTAATAGATCTGTGCTTGTAACGATCCAGTATATTATACCAACAATTAGAACCAAATATAATATCGATATCGCCTTCATCTAAGTCATAGTTAGATTGAAAATTGATATACTATATGCAAAATAATTATTAGTATAAAATGAAAACAACATTTTCTCTCGGCGAAGCTGTTGAAGTAGGTATTGATGAGGCAGGTCGTGGTTGCTTCTGGGGACCCATTTACGCCGGAGCTGTTATATGGGCCCCAGAAGAAGAATGGACTGACCAGCACAGGGAGGTTGCACCGTTAATTAACGATAGTAAGAAGATCTCTGAGAAGAAACGTGATGCTATTGCTGGCGCAATCAAGGGATGTGCAATCGACTGGGGTGTTGGTCAAGTGAGTGCGAGCGAAATTGATGAGAAGGGGATGACCTGGGCAAATCAGGAGGCCTTCAGAAGAGCTATTGGTGCATGCTCATCCGGTCTCAAACCAGATTTACTTCTCATTGATGGAGTTCTCGGGCTTCCTCTTGGTGAAAGTTGTGACACTGTAAAGTTTCAGTGTATTCCTGGTGGCGATGGTCTCTATTTGCCGATTGCCGCAGCGTCTATCTTAGCAAAAGTAGCAAAAGATACTTATGTTAAGGAATGGTCAGCAGCATCAGAAGAAAATAAGGCGGTAGCTGCACGATACGATCTTCTGAAAAATAAGGGCTATGGAACTGCAAAGCATAGGGAGGGCCTGAAGGCCCATGGAGCTCATGAGCAGCATAGGAAGCAGTTTATTCGTAACTGGCTATGACTTTAAGCTTTTTAGAAAAAAGCTAGCAAAAATATGAGCTTTTAGAAAAAAGCTAGCAAAAATATGAGCTTTTAGAAAAAAGCTAGCAAAAATATGAGCTAGACAAAAGCTATGCCTTAACAAATGCATCACACACCATTAAATTAGTTGCAACAAGACCATCAGGGCTAACTTGTAAGGTAGAATCAATATCCTTGGATACCATCTTTCCTTCTAGAATAAATACCTCGTCAGGCTTAATGGTATATGCCTTATTCTTGAGCCATCCCTTAAACTCGGTATCCTTTTCCTTCGTATGTAAATACCCATCTCCTGAAGCCGTAAATGTATATTTTACATCAAACTCTTTAAGGCTCTTAGGCCAAAACGGCGATGATTGGCGCTCATATACTGTAACTGGCTTACCAATATGTTTCTCCAGGATATCAATAGTAAGAGGCTTCAGGCCATGAATCACACTAGAAGCATAAGGAACCCATCTCTGAGTCTTTCCTATTTTCTTAATCACCCACATGCGTTTATCATTTCCTAGCTTTAAGGCACCTTCGATTCCTTCGGAGGCAGAGTTATTTGGCCCCTTTCTTGCCTTACGTGTCTTTGCCATCTAATTTACCTGAGCTAAAAAGGCTAGCATAGAGACTTTATAGGGGATGTCCTGTTTCTGAATTAGAGAAGAAGTAAACCCTAGAATATTAAATAGTCTAGGGTTTAGCTTATTTATATGTGTTTACTAAACGTTTAGTGCTTGCGGTTGCCACGGCGGCCGCGGCGAGTGCGGTTCTTGCTGCGGCGGCCACCCATGGTGGCATTCTTAGCGTTCTTCACGTTCTTGCGACCACGAGTGGCGCGGGGAGCACGGCGACGACGACCTCCAGACATAGTTAGGTTCTTGAGGGAAGGCATTTTATACTTATACCCTAGATTTTTTATACGCGCACCGGAAGATTCTAATATGGCCAAGTCTTCAGCTCTACTCTTCAGTCGAGTCGTATGGTGACCTCGCCCTCGATGCACATAAATAAGTTTTTCAGCCCCCTTTTCCAAATCTAAGCTAGAACCACGAAGCCGTTGAATAAATTTAAGAGGTTCATAAGGCATGACTTGTAAATCTGCCAAGTCAGTTCTAGCTATAACAAGCAACTCTGGCATACCCTTTTCAGGAATATGCTCCATTGGACTCCATTCTGCAGTTGCGATAAAGTCAGTTGCCGAAGTTCCAAATTCAGAAGTTTCCAGAGTCGTTAAAGGTAATTTGGGATTCGTCATAGTTCTCAAGATATCCACATATGGTGATTCTATATAAAGAGAACTAACCAACCCGGGGTTTCTTACTGCAACACTTGCCATTAAAAGTCCACCTGCCGAACGTCCATATAGTGCTGTATTTACAGATGAAATACCATGCTCTTCCTGCAGGCTTTTAATTGTTTTAGCAAGTAAATCAATGGAATATATACGATTTAATCTCTGACCTTTTTTAATCCATTCTTTGGTATCATCACCACCTCCTGGAACTTCAGCAGCCGCAATCATCCAACCCCTTAGTAAGAGCGGTTTCCATTTATCTATAAGTGAAGTAATCTGAGTTGGCATACCATATGCACCATATGCTATAACTAAGAGACCTCTTACTTCTGCCGCTCTATCTTTTCCTACATGTTTAGGGTGAACCACAAATATTGGAAGATGAGTATCATAATATGAGCAAGGGAATTGAACCGGCTTCGGATTTGTCAGTTTCCACTGAGGTAACATGATCGTATATGGCTCATACCGCACATCAGAAATATCTAACCTGTATGGGTTTCTGGAATCAGATACTATTTCTCCCCATACCCAGACAATTGGCTTCGTTCCTTTCCATAAGGTTCGAATTCCTCTGGAAATAGTAACTGTCCAGTCGCCCTTTAAGGAAAAGGATTCAATGGTTCCTTTAATTCCAGGTAATTCTAGGTCATCAGAAACAATACAAGATTCTAAATGTGGCTTTCTTAACCACTTAATTTCATTTACTAATGAATATGATTTCTGTGTATAATCACCCTTTATTAGATATACAGATCCATCTTCTCCTCGCTCAAGTTCTAAATTTTCTTCTAAATTGCTTGAATAAAACAGAGTAACTATCTCTTTACCTGTCCATTTACATAGACTAGAATATCTCAAGGGTTTCTCGGAATGCAAGAAATATATTTCGCCTTTAAAAATGGCTACATCTGGACCAGTATTGTGAATTGTCTTAAGATGTCTTAGCTTAGAGTCCCTTACTGAAATAATCTCAACCGTAAAACGCTCATACCCACCTGGGATTCCAACTCCTGCTACGAAGAAATCTTCAGAATAATCTGCATCAAAGCATATAAATGAAAACCCTGAATTCATATTCTTCCATGTTTCCTCATACGTATATTCATCATCCTCGATTTTCCAGGGGCCTAAGATATATGGTTCTGTTTTATCGTCGCTAGTATCACCCTCTAATTCAGATTCCATTTTCTTTATCAGAGGTTTAATCTTACTAAGTCTATTTCTGAATCGCCTATTTTCATCCCTAAGTAATTTATCCCAACGGACTCCCTTCTGTGTCTCCATCCAGGATAAATCATTTTTCCATGCGATATATCCTAAATTTCTTTCCCCACTGTCCAAGGACATCCTAGTATAATCTAGTATTTTTATCTAAATCCCCTACGATGTCCGTAAATAATCGAATCAGGACAAGGCGGAGGGGTTGACAAGGTCGGACCAAGCATTAATCCTACACCTGGTGCATGAGATACCCTTATTGACTGCATTGCAACTGGCTTTATCTTGGTCGGCGTAGAAAATACAGTATTTATCTTTCTCACTGTATTATTTCCTGGATCAGCAATAATCAGCTCCTTTAATGGAGTCATGAGAACTTGAGCCGGTCTATTAAAGGTAGCCCTATTATTAAATGAAACCAGGGCTCTTTTAGGATCAATTGCCCCATATCCATCAATTGCGCCTGGTTTCTGATCGGGTGCACCAACAATGGGTAAGACATCACCATCAGTAGTTATACGACGTATCATATTATTTCCAGTATCACTTACGTATAAGATATTCTGTAAATCTACTGTGATTCCAGTCGGTCCCTTAAAACTGGCCTGCTGACGCCTACCCTCCTTGTAAAATGGTTGTCCACTACCTGCCACTGTGCTAACATTACCTGCCTGAGTAACTCTACGTATTACATTATTACTTGTATCTGCAACAAATATATTTCCTATTAGATCTACTGTTAAGCCGGTGGGTGAATGAAATGATGCGTTTGTTCCTTGACCATTTACAAATCCACTTAAATATCCTAGACTACCATCTAGCGTTGTTGAACCAGCCAGAGTTATTAGTTGACCACCTGCTGTAATCTTGCATATTCTGTGATTTCCAGTGTCAGAAATATATATAGAACCCGATGAATCAACTGCAACACCGCGTGGTGCATTCAAGACATTGGTCTCACCCACTGCAGAACTAGCGATAGTAAATCCTCGTCCAACTAATGTCACTACAAGCTTGTGAACATCTATAATGTTCCCCGAAGAATCATACTGATTTTGTTTTTCAATCACTCTGATAGCGTTATTTCCAGTATCTGCTACAAATACTCTACCAAACTTATCTACTGCAATCGAAGTAGGGCCATTAAATAATGCTCCAGATGAACCACTGTCGAGATATCCTGCAATCCCTATAGGAGAGCCAGCATAGGTTATAAAATTTCCTGATGGATCTAGAATACAAATACGATTATTTCCTGTATCTGCAATATATAGGTTTCCCGATAGATCCAGAGCTACGCCTGATGGATTATTCAACTGGGAAATATAATTTCCAGAAGCATCCGTCGAAATACCTGGCTGAGAAATAGTGCCATGAGATCTTGGATTTCCAGATGCATCTAGGCGAATTGAGTTTTGAAAATTAAAACGAGCAGGATTTACCGGCCCAGCGCACCCCACAATTGTGTATGTTATATGATAAAGGGGTATTATTGTAATTTCTAAATTTCCTATAATATTATTTATATCAAATGCGGTCTCATAGACATTTGTCAGAACATCTTGATTAGTCCCGTAGCGCACATTATGACCCGTTTTCATTGAAGTATCCGTAAATCTAAAAATTTTCTTAGATTTCATTAATATTATATAATCAATAATTATATCCTCAATATTTGGAAGGCTTTCTACTACACTTATATCAATATCAGATTCATCAATTGCTTGAACCGCTGCCGAATTCATCTCAATATACTGCGACAATATTTTGCGCAATTGTATACTATTAGAGAATACCATTATATCTTTATTTAAATCTATATTCTGACGAATTTGTCTGGCAAGAGAAAAAATATTTTGCGCAGTGCTTTTAAAGTTAAAATCGCCCCTATTCACATATACGATTGTATATCCATAGAGCAAATTGTCTGATGCACCACCTGGCCTATGTAATAAGTTTGCCGCGACTTTCTGAGCCGCCGCCACATATAAGTAATCTTTCAGACGAACGGCAGTATCAAATCCTAAAAACGACATATTATAAATATCGCACCGATCTAACCAAACATTTGATGTTAAAACAAAAATAGGATCTGGTGATGTCATGAAATCATCTAAATCTTTTATCAAGGTTGCCTGATCGACATTCATATAATACATCTTTGGCTGAATATTTACCTTATCGTAGTCATAATTTTTTACTATAACATATGGCTCAAATTCTGCACCTACCACATTTACCTTAACATCAATATTATGATCAATAGCATAATTAAAGAGCCTGAGAGTTCCTCGAACAAAGTCGTGAAATCCAAAGGGCTCATTTCCAGAATATACTTGTATAATTGTCTTTCTTAATGCCATGATTCTAGTATCTAAACATAAATTAATTTCTACACTTATATGCCTCGTGTAGTTATACTATGGAATCAGTCAAACACCTTCGGTCTCAGCCAGGATGCAGCGCTCATTGAAGAAGCGATTAAACAAATACCCGTTGTTTCTAGCCCTTTCGAGATTGTCAAACTAGACCCTCTTCAGCCACCAATCCATGCCGATATAGTGATTCACCTTGAGGTCCCACATCCGGTATGGTTTCCTTGGGCACCAACCCAAATTTGGATGGTAAATCCTGAATGGTGCTCTCCAAACTGGTCCTCCTATCATGAACGCTTCAGTCAAGTGTGGCTAAAGGAGCAGTTCCGTGTAAGCGAGTTCGGCTCAAAGGCAATCCATGTGCCGTGGGCAGTAAGAGGACCTCTAAAGCCTATTAATCCTGAGGCACTCGGACTCAGACAGGCACTTTGGGTGCTAGGTGCATCACAGAATAAGCATCTTGCTGCGAAAGCTCTCCTACCCCTTTGGCCAGCAGATTTTCCCTTGACTGTGACTACTACACTAGAGGCAGCAGATCTACCTGGTGACTTTCCCCCTTCTGTTACTGTTTTAAGGGGTTTCTTAGAGGCTTCTAAGCTAGAAGAGCTCAATGTGTCGGCTGCTACTCATGTATGCATTAGTGCAGCTGAAGGTTTCGGATTCACAGCAGCTCAGGCGGAGGCTAGGTCTGCGGCGATGATTTTGAACTCGTTGCCCGTTTACCAGGAATATTATGGATCCAAGGAATATGCCGGTTTTCTAGAAACGCCCTGTGTAAAAGGTAGTAAAAACCATGTTGGTTTTTTAGCAGATTTTTCTTCCGTGACAACGGAAAATATCAAGTCTGTTCTGAGACAGACAATCCCTAGTGGACAAGCACAGGTAGAAGTAGCCGATGCTAGGTTAGTGAACTTCAACGAGCTAGTTGGTAACTTAGTAAGAGATGCTCTAGCCTCATCTGAAGACAAGCCCTTACAAGGCCTCCCACCTGTTCTAAAGCAAGCTGAGTGCCCTCCTATTTCCGTGCTAACCTTAACGTATAATCGCCGTAATTTCATTGATCTGGCATTCTTAAACCTCCTAGTAACCGATTATCCCTTAGATAAGATTCAGTGGGTAATCGTAGATGATAGTGATGATCCGTCAAAGGGAGTTCTTGATAAGATCAAGTCCTTCGAATTAAGACAACCTGGAGTTGAGATTACCTATGTTCCACTGGCTACCAAGAGATCTATTGGCTACAAGCGGAATAAGGCGGTGCAGCACGCCAAGTATGGCATCTGTGTAAATATGGATGACGACGATGTATATCCAGCATCATCCTTTAGACGTCGTGTTTCCTGGCTCCAGGCATTCCCTAAGGCCGAGGTTGTCGGATGCACGATGATTGCAATGTATGATCTACAGAAGGGGATTAGTGCGGTAAATACACCCCCTTGGGCTCTTCCACAGTGCCAGAGAGTGAGCGAGGCCTCCTTCTGCTTCTGGAAGACATATGCGGCAAAACACCCATTCCCTGACCAGCAGCAATCTGAGGGTGAGGCTTTTATTCCTAATGGCGAGGGCTTCCTAGAAATCCCACCCCAGCAAATTCTGGTCGCCTTGAATCACGGAACAAATACTAGTGGTCGCGTAATTGCAGGACGTGCTCAGACAGGATGCTTCTGGGGATGGGAGAAACAATTTATTACCTGGCTCCACGGACTTGCTGGGGTTCAGGTTGAGGCGGTCTAACTGTCTAAGGAGTCTGTCAGAGTAACACCCATATGGGCTCTGGATCCAAGGAGAAAAAAGGAAAATCACCAACCGTTTCAATTGTCACTCTTACACAATTGAAACGATTTGCCTGTTTAGAAATTCTGAAGGATGTGATCAAGGCACAGACTTATCAGAATATTATTGAGTGGGTAATTGTGGAAGGAAGCAAGTCCGAGGAGGATGCCACTGCAAATGCTCAGAATATTAAGGCCTTAAAGGAATCTTCAGATTTACAGTGCTCCATTATCTATCTGGAGAAAAGCCCAGGTGAGAAACTCGGTGGCCTGAGAAACAAGGGAAACAAGGCATGCACTGGAGATATTACTGTGGTCATGGATGATGACGATTATTACCCTGCGACACGAGTAAAGCATGCAGTAGAGCAGCTGCAGGCATCTTCTAAGCTCATTGCAGGGTGCTCTCCAATGTATATTTACGACTACACCTTAGAGAAGCTCTGTAAGTTCAAGGGCTTCGGTGAGAATCATTCTATTAATAGTTGTTTTGCCTGGAAGAAGAAATATCTGGAGAACCACTCGCATGATGAATCGAAGGAATGTGGAGAAGAACCTAGTTTTACTAATGAGTTCAAGGAGCCAATGATTCAATTAGATCCTGATCAGACGGTTGTGCAATCTAGTCATACACAGAATACCTTTAATAAGCGCGAAATCTTAACTGGCGGTGTTTGTAAGATCATGCAATCAAATACGGAAATCACGAGACCAGTGACCGATTTAATTAAGGAACCCTTCTTCAGTCGATACAAGGCGCTCTTTTATAAGGAGGAGCCCAGCAAGTATGACATAGTCTATCTCGCAGGTGGATTTTGTCTTGCATGGGACCCTGCATCTAAATCGCTCTCAGGCTCAGAACAAGCTATTGTGCAGCTAGCACAGAGCTGGACTAAGCTAGGAAAGAAGGTTGCAGTATATGGTATAATTCCTGAGGCCACCATTGAGGGTGTAGATTATTTCGACTGGAAGAAATTTCCATTTAATGAGGTCCATGATATCGTGGTCCTATGGAGAACCTATGGAATGGTAACTGGTTTACCCTTTTCTTTAAAAGCCAAACATATTTGGTTAGACTTGCATGATGGCAATTTTCCAAAGGAATTAATGGAGATGTGGTTCAGATATAATGAGAAAATCACCAAGATCTTCTTTAAAAGTAATTTTCACAGAGAATTATTTGAAAAATATTTTCGATTCAAGTTAGACCCTCGGCGTTTTACCGTGATCCCAAATGGCGTTCGTCTAGAAACATTTCAAAAAAATACAGATTTAGTTCAACGAAATCCTTACAGATTCTGTTATTGCTCATGTTATACACGAGGACTTCTACAAATTCTTCAACATATGTGGCCTCTGATTAAACAAATCGAGCCGCGTGCAGAACTTCATGTATATTATGGAATGGATTCTGTGCAAAATGAAGAATTTAAGAAAGTCATGACACAGTTACTAGCATCAAAGGGTGTAATGGATCATGGGCGCCAACCGGTGGATGTAATTGTGCGAGAGAAATACATGTCGAGCTTTCATCTCTATCTATCATCTGTAGAAGCAGAGATCGATTGTATTACAGTTAAGGAAAGCTTAGTGACAGGAGCTATACCCATACTTTCAACCTTTGGTGTCTTTAAAGAGAGAGAGGGTATTAAGTTTGATCTCGCTGATGCAAGTCCAATGGTCTATGCAAATATTGCTCTGAAAGTTATTGAACTAATGAGGGCTTCTGACAAAAACGGACAACAAGATGCCATCAGAGAAACTCTGAAGAAATCAAGCACTATTATTTCCTGGATTGATATTTCGGCCAAATGGATTCAGGAATCATTTTAGTAAAACTAAATGCATAACTGGAATAGTGTCTAGCGGCGAAGTATCCCCACGCAAACTATGTAAGCCCTTAATCTCTTTCTCACTCAGAAGAAATATATTAGATTCCTTGGTAGAAGAATCTAACTGTTTTCTAACAATCATGCGCTCAGATTCTGGCGAAAAATTAGCAAACCCCCAGTAAAAGAATGCCTGAAATATAGACTTACTATGTGTAACTGCAAATGTATGTAAATTAGGATATGTGAATTCTAATAATAAAAGAAAGACCTTCCCTAGTAATCCAGCCAC